ATGACCGATCCTGCTGCGCAATTCTCGTCGAGCACCGTCGTGGTTGCAGCGCTTGCCGTCAGCGTCACCGTTCCAACCGCGTTCGAACGTCCCGCCGCGAGCTGCTGAAGGGACAGTATGATTTTTTTGAGATCAACTTCGGTGATCCCAGGAACATAGGCCGTCATAGCGTGCCCCCGGTCGTCACGTCAGGCACAACGCCTGCGCAGAACGTCCAGTTGATCCCCGCCGGAATCCGCGTCTTGAACCGCGAATAGCGCGTGTCACGCATCATGTCGCAGCGGCCGGTTCTGACGTTGACAGGCACCTCAACCCCGGAAATCGCCGCCGCCGATGGCGTGTCGCGATATGAAACGGAGCCGTAGACAGTTGCGGCATCCGTGACCGGCCGAAACCCTCGAATGGTAATGCGGTTTTCATCCGTTCCCTGTTCGGCGCTTTCAATCGTCGCTTCCAGATTTGAGCCCCGAAAGAACCCGAGCACATGTGAGGCATTGAACTGTGCCACCTCCGGCTGCACCGCGGTGGCGTAGGCATCGAGCGATAGCGTCAGCGCATCCAATGAAGAGGAAATGGCGTCGAGGTTTTCCAGCGTCAGGCCGGTCTGAGAGATGCCAAGCAGGTATTCCCCCGTAGCGACGATGGGGAAAAACCGATCCAGAACGAAATCGTATCCCAATAGCTTGTCATAGGTGCCTACCGTGCCGGAGCCCGATTTGTAGGCCCAGTAAACGCGGGTCGAGCGTGGATCAGCCGCCCCCATAAATAGCTGCAGATTGCCCTTGTCCAGATCGGCAAGAAACGTCCGGTCCACCTTCTCACGCCCGATCTGCTCGGGTACGCCGCCGGGCTCGATCTTGTGAAAGCCTTGACCAGCGTAGAAGAAGATTTTCTCACCGGCCCGGATGATCGAATACGGCGCATACAGGCCCTTGTCCTGCGTGATGCGGTCAATCTGGAAGATAATCGGAGATCCCGGAACGTAGGACATGCGCCGGATAGCCTGGTCTTGAAAGATGATCCCAGCCTCACCACCGGCAACCCCACGAACAATGCCGCCGTCCGGGAAGTCCTGATGATCTGATCCCAGCGTCAGGCCGTCCCACGAGGTCGCAGCGTTGACGTTATTCAGCCCCGACCACTGAATGCGATAGGGGAACGAGAGCAGCCCGGAGAGCACCAGAAACCGCCCCACGACGCTGATATAAGCCGCCTGCGGCGGGGAGCCCAAACTGTTTGCAAAGGTGCTTGACGATGACAGGTCGAATACCTGCATCGCAGCGTTTGCCTGGGTAGCGAAGACGAGATTGCCGAACTGCGCGAACTGCCACTGTGCCGTCGAACTCAAGGCGCTGTATGATCCAGCCCCGAGCGAAACATCGGTCCACGTAAAATCGGTGTTGTTGAGCTGGTAGAGCTTGGTCGAGGTCCCCGCGAAGGTGATGACCGATCCGTTTGACTTGAGGGCGTAGAACGCCCCACGACAGGCCGCCGGCAACGCCGTTGTGTAGGCCGAGAAACTCGGGAACGGACCGTAGCCATCGCCCCGCGGAATTACGTTGAGCACGTTCCGGCTTGCAGATCCCAGATAATCGCTGACATCGGGGCGGTATTCGCCGGCCTGCAAGAGTGGCATTTAAACCCTGCTACGATCGATGATGTCGGCAGCGCTGTTAAGCGCCGACCGGCTCGTGCTGTAGAACGAATAGGGGATGGCCGGCGATTTCAGCATGATGCGATCACGCGTGATCTTGCCGTGCCATTTCGGGCTGTCCTCCCAAATCAGGCGATCGTTACCGGCGCCGCCGCTCACGCGCTCAATATAAGCCTGGCAGTTGTCGTCTGTCGCTGGCGAGCCGATCGTGTCCCCAGGATACCTTGGAACAGGACTTCCGCCATATTCGCCGAAATAGAGCGGATATTTCACAGCCTCGCCGTGCACGCGCCTGATATGGAAGTCGCCACCCAGGCAAATCAACCCATAGCTTCCTGAAACGGCGCCCAGCTCTGGGTGCGCGCTGTCCGCCCAACTGCACGCGGGCTCAAAGCCATCAATCTCGACCATGCACGAACCCGACACCTTGACCACCATCGGGACGTTTCCCAAAGCCAGCGCATCCTTGCGCGCGTTCGCCTTGATATCGCTGAAACTGACAAGCGAGGCCCCGCCGACGCCCTCCATGTATTTGATGCCGCCATGGTGCGACCCGCCATCTGCGGTCATGTCGCCCAGAATGTCCTTGGTGTCCTGCGCATTGTTCGAATAGACAGCGAATTCGCCGCCCTTCGCAAGAATGCCAAGCTGCATGGCGACTCGCATCCGCGTGATCTGGTTGCCGAAGACAGCATGTCCGGCGTTACGATCACCGACATCCACGAAATGCTTATAGAACCCGGTTGGCCGTGAGCCGATGTCGCTATCGAAGCTGCGGCGGGCCAGCAACGTGCTTGACGCGTGGGTGTGCCCTTCCCACGCCACGCCGGAATGCTGGGTGATCGGTATACCGGACGTCACGGTGAACGGCGGGAAACGAATGCGCGCCCCATCGTTGCCGAAGTTGTCGCTCAGCCCCCAATTCTCATCGCGGGCCCTGTCGCATGCCGCCTGAATGGCCGGTCCGTAATCGGGTATGCCGACATCAGTGCCCTGCCACGGCTGGGTAACGTCGAACGGCGATTCGGTGAGGTCGATGATCTTTAGGGTCATTGCCCACCTTGGGTTGTGATGCTAAGTTGAATCAACGGAGGACGTGATGTCTAAAGTTGATGACGACAAGGCCGCAAAAGCCGCCGCAAAGAAACTCGCGGAAGCCGCCGCTGAGTTGGCGCGGTTGGGAAACAAGAATCCCCTTACGAAAGAACAAGCGGAAGATTTGACGCGAAGATCAACGTGAATTTCAATTTGCCGCCATAATGATCCAGTTGGTGCCGTCGCTTTGCAGCATGGCCCATTTACCAGCGGTATTGGTCAAAAGCGCCGTGCCGGCCGCGCCACCGGCAAGGGGCACGACATTGGATGTCGCGCTGTTTACGGTTTGCGCGGCGATATTCTTCACATGCATCCAGCGGCCTGCATTGGCCCCGGTAGCGGCTGGCAGGGTTGCAGTCTGCGTTGCGCTGCCATTGAAAATAGTGCTGCTGTCAGCAGCTCCAATCGTTGGGGACGCCGCGGTCTGGGTAACTGGTATCTTGGTCAGGAGAGCGCCGGCCAATTTAGCGTTGCCAGCTCCAGGGTCGGTAGTGGTGCCGACCATAAACCCCGCCCCGATCGACGCGCCAATGGCAATGCCCGTCGATCCAGTAGGCGTGGCGTAGACATCAACCCTGCCACCTGAGACCGAGCCGCTTACGGTCGTTTCCGTGCTCGACAGGATGAAGCCGCAGACCGCCACATAGGCGCTGCCGGTATAGGCGTAGGCGAAATTCGCCCCGATTGTATTCCCGGCGCCGGTCGTCGCGGTACGGGACGCCGCGGTGCCGTCCGCCTGGAAATACCTGATGGCGCACGCCTTGGCTGTTCCGAATGACATCAAGTAAACATCGGACGGATTGGCGTCAGCGCCCGCGAAAACGGCCACTGACTGCGCCGTGCCGGTCACTCCCGCCGGGGTTCCGATGGCTGGAAGCGCCGCGGCATTCTTGGAAACCGTTGCTATTGGCCCTGTCTGCGGGGCCTGCTTTGTCGTTCCTAAATACCACTGCCGACCCGACGTGATGCCCCCGGCATAAGTCGTGCCGTTGGTCTGGAAATCGATCGCAGCATCTGACTTGATGATCGGTGTCGTGACCGATACGGCACCAATCGTCTTGTTGGTGAGGGTTTCAGCCCCGTCAAGCGTTGCCACCGTCCCCGAGGTCGGAAGCGTCAGGTTGGTATCCGCGGTAATCGTGAACGCGATGCCGAACGAGCCCGTAATCGTGATCGTGCTGGCATCGTTGTTGACGATACCCGTGCCGCCTTGCGATGGCGAGGCAGCCCCGGCCAAGGCGTGCTCTGCATCCCACGCCGGGCCGTCAACCAACGCATCAGGGTCTGCAGGAGCGCCCGTTATCGTAGTGTGGGTAATACTGAGCGTCATGCCGGCACCCAGGTTTCAGTCTCGGCGGCCGGGCTATCCCAGATGCCGGCGACCGACCCGATGGAAAACACGCGCTTGCCGGTATGATAGGCATGCGAGAACACAACCGGGCTAAAAACGCGCGTTTCCTGCGTCAGGGTGCTCCATGTTTCGGCCTGCTCCGTCACCGGTGTCCAGCTCACGGCGTCGGCCCCGCGATCCGCATCTTCGTCGGCCCGGAATTATAGATCGTCGCCACTTTGCTGAGCTGGTTGAGGTCATTCAGCGCGCTTGAGAAGCCCAATGCCCAGGTTTGAATCCGGCCGTCTTCCTTGATGTAGGGCGAGGATTCCAGCAATGAGGCGTAAAGGTAGAGGTCCGGTGCCATGGTCAGCAGCCAGTTGGTATCGTTGGTCGCGAGCGGCGGGACGTTCCTGCGATAGACCATTTCAATCACGAAATCGTCGTTTGGCGTCGGCGCCAGTTCGATTTCATCACCGAAGATGGTGAAAAACAGCGGCTGCTCGACTATATTGTCGATCGAAAAACGGTACTCATCGAGGCCGGCCGGTGATTTGAACTCAAGCGTCGGCTTCCCGGCAACTCCCGACAACCGAATGCGGCGCATCGACTGGAAATCCGAGGGCAGCGAGATGAATTCCGGCTCAGTCGAACCCGTGTCCACTGTCGTGGTGGATCTGGTCTCCATCTGGCGGACGAATAGCTGCCGATTGAACTTGGATTCCGCAAGCTGGATGAAGGTTGGAATGCGCGCGATCAGGGTCGTGTCCTGCTCCCGCGCGAGGTACTCGGTGACGGCGGTTTGTAGATCGGCATAACTGGAGATGCTCATCGGATCCCCAATGCGCTCAAGAGGCCACCAGCGTTTTGCGCGCGATCGTCAAACAAAACCCTGCCATTGGGCGACGCAAGCTGATCGTTTGGGGTCCATTGCGGCGCGTTCGAAGGAGCCCACTGGCTTTCGTTGGAAAGCGTCTGATGGATAGGGGTCTTCCAGAAATCGGGGTAATGCATCCGGCTATCATTCGGGTCGATGGCAGACTGAGCCCTCGGGTTTTGCTGCATCAACCCCTGATAAAACCCGCGCATGTCGTAGTCTTGCGGTGAAGTAGCGTCGGGATTGAACGGGACTTTGTTGTGCATCACCCATTGGCGGAAGAATTGCTCCGTTCCGGAATCAAGAGGTGTATTGTAGTTGGCGCCGGGCTGCCTTCCGGCGAGGAGTGGATTAAAATCTCCCATCAAACCCTCCCCTCTTTCGTTCGCCACGCGCGGTTGTCGGAAGAATTCAGCCAGCGCTTGGTGAATTGGGCGTCGCCCTGCGTCTGGGCCTCAACAAGCCCGGATTCGTGCGCGATGTTGAGCGGGATCGATGCCACGCGATGCCAATCACCGGACCACGCCTGTTGCGCGGAATTCCGCACAGCCAGGTTTTCACTCACCAGATTATCGACGGGGTAGTCCGTGCGCATCACGGTCTTTTCCCCGTCGAAATAATGCCAGACCGATCGCCCTGTCTTGAAGTCGTAATCGAACAGGGTCCAGTCGCCATCCCTGATCATTCGGGCAGCGGGTCCGCGCGAACGGCCTTGCCGTCCGTAATCAGCTTCTTGGCCGTCTCGATATCGACATCCACGACCTTGCCGGCCGGGGTGCGGATATCGGCCTCGAACCACGTGTCATGCAGGAGCCGGACCGGGGTTTGCTTGGCGCCGGTTGGCTTGGGTGCCGCCGGGGCGACTGCCGGCGCGGGTGGATTGGCCTTGCTTTTCGCCTCGTTGATCTTCTCCTGCAGCGTCGCGTCGTTCCAGCGGTGGTCCACATCGATGCCGAGCGCCTCGGCCTGCTTTTTCAGAGATTCTGTCATCTCGTTACCTCAAGAAAAAGGGACCGGCGGGATGCCGGCCCCTGGTGTTGTGATGCTGGTTTAGGACACCGCTGCCGAGAAGGGTGTCACCTCGGTGCCGGTCCCCGAGTAGACCATCGAGACGGTCCACAGGTTGGCGGCCACATCCTTCAGCTTGATCCGATCGCCCTTGATGCCGCCCTTGGTGGAGCCGTTCATGGTGATCGTATCGCTCGTGGATGCCGTCTCGAACGCAATCGCGGCGTTGGCCGCGTCGTCCGATGCGCACAAGGCGTTCCCGGTCATGACATCGGACGCATTCGCCACCTGGATAATTACGTTGTTCGAGGTGACGGTGGTGCCGATGACGATATCGTATTCCCGCCCCCCGCCCGTTGAAGCCGGGAGGGTGAGCGTCAGGCCCGCCGCCGCGTTGACGGTGATGGTCGTTCCAGCATCGCTGGCCGTCAGCGTCTTGGACGCGGTGATGTTGATGGGTGCGTAGTCTACCATTGCATTTCTCCGTTAGGTCGAGGACGTGAGGCCGTACAGATCGGCAGCGACGCCAAGGCCCTTTTCGTTGTGAACCTTCAGCGTGCCTTCGCCGATAATCACGCCCTTGTCGGCGTCACCGGTCTTGGCGAGGTTCTTGTCCTCCTGGATTTTGCGCAGCCAGAGGAACGAGACCATTTCGGGATCGATGAAGAAGGCGTTGCGGGCCTGCGTTGCGCTGGTTGCCATGACCCGGTTCGGGTGGATCATGACGGTGCCAAACGGGCCTTCGTAATAGTCGGCCGTCGCCACGATCGTATTGCGCTCGCCGCCCTTTGACACTGCATAGCGGAACGCAGCCACGTTCGCGTCCGACATGAAGGTGACAAACACCGACTTGACGTAGGGCGACACTACGACGTGCTTGAAGTTCGCGCCCGAGGTATAACCGGACTGCATCACCGCATCGAGTATGACCTTGGTGAATGCACGCTGGGTTCCCGCGCCCGGCGCAACGGTCAGACCGGTGCCCGAGCTGAAGCCGCCGTTGGTGCCGGAGCCGCCGCGGGAGACGTTGGAGGTGATCCACGTGGGCAACGAACCGAATTCACGGGTCGCGCCGCCAACCGAGGCGTTGGTATCCACGATGGCGAACTCGACATCCTTGCGGATCTCAACGCCCTTCTTCAGCTTCTGGTACTTGCGCTTTTGGATCCGGCCGGCCTCGTCCACGACTTCCTGCGTGTTCGAGATGATCCAGTCTTTTCGAAGGATCTGGGTGTAGTCGCCCATGCGGGTCGGCGGGGTGATGGCGCTGAAGTTGTATTCATCGCCTTCAGGGATGATATTCTCTGCCGGGGCGGCCAGTTCGTCGGTTTCCCACTCGGGGTGGACCGAGACGCACTTGCCCTTTTCGATCAGGGAATAGATCGGGGTATCTTCCGGGGTGATGCGCGACACCACGTCCGACAGTTCTTCACGGTTTCCGACCGCCGAGGTGGTCCGAAACGTATTTGCGATAATGGCCAATGTGGCCTCCTATGATGGGGGTTTATTCGAAATCGACCGCCATCGCATCCTTGATCGAGCCTGTGCTTGTCAGCCGCTTCATGGAGTCCTGATTGGCGCGCGCTTTCGCCGCGTTCGGTCCAGCCGGGCGCTTTTGCGTAGCGACAGGCGGAACGTTGGCGACTTTTTGCGTGGCCTTGGCCTTCGCAGCTTCCGCTTCAAGGCCCAATTTTGCATAGTGCAAAACCTTGAAATAGCGGTGATCGGTGACAGCACCCAGCTCCTGATCGGAAATGCCAAGCTCCCGCGCGGCACTCATCGTGCCGTCGAAGAACTTTTTCTTGCCTTCAGGTCGTTCAATGTCGGGGAATGCTTCCGTGAGTTTGGCAACCTCGGAACTGATCAGTTCCTTCTGCTGCTCTCCCGTGAGCGTGTTCACCACGTCCTTGGCTGATGTCGCCTTTTCCACAATGGAGTTTACCCACTCCAATGCACCTTCATGCTGCGCCTTTTCCTGCACGTACCGAACCGGGTCCGACAGGGCAAGGGCGGGTTCAGGCGCCGGGGGCACCTGTTTCATCAGGACTTCAGAAATCGCGTTCGCCGATTGGGTCACGCGGGTTGACAGCGCCTCAAGCTCTCGCCGTTTGTTTGCGAGGTCGGTCGTCTTGTGGCGATAATCCCTGTCACGGAGATAGCCCGATTTCAGCTCTTTGAGTTCGAGCTTCTCACCGTCTGGCATGGCGATGACAATGGAATCGTCCGGCTCGGCCGTAGCCTTGTCGGTCTCTTCCGTCGTTTCGGTTTCCGCTTCGGGTTCCTCGGCCTCTTGGCGCGGTTGCGCCTCATCCGTCTCGCTGTTGCTATCGGTCTCGGCCGGCTTGGGTTCGGGTTGGTCCTGATCGGACTCCTCAAAATCCCAGGTCTCGTTCGAGGTGTCGAGTCCATCGGAGGGGGTGGCCTGAACGCTCTCAGCCGGGGCTGAGTTGGCGGGTGCCGGGTCGGTTGCCATTATAGATCCTCTACCGGGTTAAGCCGGCGCTTTCTTGCCGCCACTCGGTTGGCCCTCATTCGCGAGGGCTCCGATGCGTGACCGCAAATTCCTGATAGCGCGGACGGCGGCCAGATGGCCCTGTCGCGCCTCGTGATCGTTGACTTGAGCATTGACGGCCATGTTGACTTCGGTCGTCTCAAGCTCGTCAAATAGCTCGTTGAACAGCGGTATGGCGAGCATGGCTTGAGCCGCTGAAGCGCGTTCGCTGCGGTCAGTCACTGCACGGACTGCTCAAGCTGCCGGTTCTCCGCGTCCGCCTGGTGCTGGCGCTCGGCCCGCGCGTCTTCACGGTCCATCCGCTCGCGCTCCAGCATGATATTCGCCTCGATCTCGGCCAGCTTCATGCGCTCCTGCGATGCGATCTTCTCCCGCTCGATCTGCATCTTTTCAGCCTCGGCAGCGGACTTGATCTGCGCCTCATGCATAGCCTTCTGGGTTTCTTTCTCCAGTTCGGCCTGCTTGATGACAATATCGGCGTCGCGCTGCTCGCGCTCCTTGTTGGCCTCGACCTGCATTTTCTTGTCGGCGAGTTCGATCTGTACCTTGCCCTTGGCCTGCTCGATCTGCAGCGCGCCTTGGGTTTTTTCCTGCTCGGGGCTGGGCTTTTGGGCCTGCTTGGCAGCGTAAGCCTGCAATTCGTCAGGCGACGGACTGGTAAAATACTGGTCCACCGATTTGAGGCCCGATGCCTCCACCATCTTGGCCACACCGTTATAAAACTGCTCGGGCTTCACCATCGGATTGTCGGCGCCGAGCGTTGCGATGATCTCCTTTTGGGCCTCCCGGACCACGGACATCACCATCATGTCGCGCTCACGGGTGCCGGCGCCAAGGCCCGTGTTGACCGTGCAATCCATATCGGCATTCCATGTCCGCGGATCGAACGTCACCCATTTCTTGCGCAGACGAACCGTGCGGGGCTTGTCTTGGTGCTGCGTGACCAGCTTGAGAAGGCCCTTGAACACGGGCTGGAGGCTTTCGGCCACAGCCTCTACGATATCCTCAGTCTGGCCGATGCCGGACTGTTCCAGCATCGCAGACGCCTTGGCGGTCACGTTCTGCAGTGCATCCGGGGAAAGCCCGGCCGATGCGTCGTTGATGCCGGTTCGGTCCTGCTTCTGCTCATCGAGATAGGCCAGCATCTGGAACGATTTGTCCGCCACGAACGGCACGACGTTGAACCCGAGAACGGTCCTGATATCGGTTCCGTTATTGACGCGGATCGGCAGGCCAAACGCCGGGTTGGTTACGGCCTCCGGGTTGATGATTGCCCCCTCTTGGACGATCGGCTGCTGGTTGTTCTGCCAATACAGGTTGTCGAGGGTCTGACGAAGCAACACCGTCTTGATACGCTGGATATCCGACACGTCATCCGCGACCGAATTTCCCTCCCACTGATACGGCCGGCGCTCGATCACAACATCAGCGTAATTG